TGTAAATTTCAATAACTTTTTCTTTTGTTATTTGAGCCGCCTGCATTTTTGTATTAGCACAAATAAAGATTTTTCTACCCGGTATAAATACACATTGTAAGAAAAGTGCAAGTATTGTAATAAACGATTTTGAAACATTTTATTTAGATAAGAACGCTACTTCTTATCCCCTTTCGGCTCATGCTTTCACATGAGATTAGACTATATCATCTAAGTCAGCCGTTTCCACCATCAATCGCTTATGGTGTACTCCCTTCCGGGATAGTCGTTGAACCTTCCTTTTATAAGGCTTGGCTGCTGATTGCCCTCGTCTATACGTTAGGGTGTCCCAGCAATTAGACTGATTTTACGTGCGCCTTCAAAATTAACGCACGAGGAGCCGTAATGAAGACATCTTTAAAACGCATGAGTGCGCGCAGTGTAAATCGTTGATAGAAAAAGAGGCTAAATTCAGAATCGGCAGGTCTTATTATATCAAGATAGTAGTCTGGATAAGCAGTGAACAAATTAACCCACTTACACAATTCATCATAATGTCTATTTAAATATTCATTAGTAATTGTAGCCCCTTTTTCCAGTTCTATACCTTCGCGCTCTGCTCGTTCAATAAAGTCGTTAGACATTAATTCTTGACGACTTGAAAGAATTACTTTTTTTCGTTTTTCCTGCATTACTCACCCCCATCAAGGTCAGCTACGAAATCATCATCTTTAAATAGTTGTTCGTATCCCTCATTTTCATAATTATCTAAATCTTTATCGTCATTTTTATTTAAATCATAATATGTTTCAAGTTCGGCTGCGGTTTTTAATGCTTGAATACGCTGTGTTATTTCATCACCAATACCAGATTCATTAACATATAAACGTTGATTCCATCCTTGTATATTCTTAATAGTCTCATCAACAATGTCTCGTGTCTCTCCATCATAGAATTGATTGGTAAAACCTCGTTTCTCTAACCATCTTACTAATTCGCCCATTGATTCAAAATCACTTGCGTTCTTTACATTCTTCGGAGTAAATTCGCCAGTTTTAACTAACTTATCATATGAAGCAAGCAACTTATCAAAATCCTCTCCCGCGCGAATACGATTATCAATTTCATAAGAAATCTTACATATCTTCAATGCTTGGTCGCCTTGAAGCGCGCCGTTGATGTTTTGAGTAAGTAATAATCCATCATAGAGGTTTTCCAAATAGGTTAAAGCTTCTTCATCATAGTTATAACCCCATTTCTCTTGAAGTTTTCTACGCTTATCGTCAGAGAGCCCCGGTACGACTTCGTCGAGTGCGCCGGCCGCATCTAACTCACGATAAGCCTCTTGATAAGACTGCCAATCTATCCCCTCATATTCATCTGTAAAGTATATCAAGTTATATGATTTTAATAGCTCGGGCGCAGAGTGCGTAGGACGTAGCTCTTCAAACTTATCTAATTGAAAAGGAATATCTAAATACTGACAAATCTTATCCATGACATTCCAATCAAAGTTAGATTTTTGAAGTCTATCTCCCAAGCAATCTACACATACATCTACATATCCACTCGGATACATAAACGATTTTGTTCTTAAATAAGAAAAAGAATCTTTCATCTGGCCGCAGCATACACATTTCTTTGAACTAAAATCTATGTCAAAGTGTGGATTTAAAGCCATTTCTATTTCTCCTTTTCTTTTTTCGTTGCGGCATAAACCAGTTTACCCAAATTACGCCTTCTAACTCTATTCATTTGTTCTAACTTATCACATAAGTCTTCCCAAATATCACTAAATTCGCGGGGTTCTACTTCAAGTTTCATATGTGCGGTCGCTTGGCCGCCCTCTTCGTCAGCCTCTGTAATATCCTCTACAGTTGTACTTATTGGCTTCATAACGTCAACCCCAACTATTTTACAAATCCCAAGAAACTCAATTGGTTCTAATTTTATAATTTCTGAAAGTAAGTTCTCAGGACTATTCTTTTTAAAAGCCAACTTACCCATCCTCCTTTTTCTTTTTTCGGAGTTCCCTTTCGCATCTTTTACATCTGCTCTGGAATCCGTCTTTACTTCTGGTTTTCTTAACCCAATTTCTTCCATCTAAAAGTAAAATCCTACCACAGCAACCACATTTTTTAAAGTTCTCTTCGAAAAAACAATTTTCAATTGTATCTTGATGTAGTTGCGCGGCCTCGTTAATCTTCACTATAATTTTCTGCTTAAATATAGTACTTATATAATTCGCAGTATAGCTCTTTCCATATTTCTTATTAATATACCCCGCTATATCTGCGTTTTTCTGTTTTTGTTCTTTTAGCTTCAAAATTTCACGCTGTACGTCAGTTAAGTCTGCCATTTGTTCATAGAAATCAAGTGTATCAAGTAGGTTGCGTAAGTTGTTCTCTACAATGTGGTCTAGTTTAACTTGTTCAAGCCGTTCATCAAATTCTTCTTTAAATAAATACAACTGATAAACCGCTTCTAAATCTCTAAAGTCAAAAATTTCATTCTTTGGCTTTTGACAATTCTTTTTCTTCCAGACCAACCTACTTATCAAACGTAGCTGTTCTTCGTCGAGTGCGCGCGGGTCAAAGTTTATATCGAAAACTATATCTCCAGTTGCCCCTTCTTTTACACCTAGCGGCAGTACCTCCACGTCGCAGTCAAAAACAAAACTTCTATGCTTTGGCGCATAGATTGATTGGGTTATATTAAAAGTTGAGCGGTAAGAGTCTCTAATTGTGAACTGTTCTGTTCTCAACTCTCTTATCCTATGTCTCAACTTCAAATATCCATACTGATTAAGTTTTTGGCTTCGCGCGCGTATACGTTCAACTTCTTCGTCAGTAAAACGCTTAACTAACTCATCTCTTGGCGGTTTCTCTCTTTTTCCAATCCTCTCTTCATAAAAGTTAATCTCTAGCTCAATCTCGTCAATCGTCTTCCACAGTTCCTCAAAGGTCGGCCGCAGAAATTCCGGTGCTTCTTTTCTTGCTTCTTCTCTATTAAAAACGTCTCTGTTCTTTTTTAAAACAACCGCATCATTTAACGTATACAATTGCGCATTACTCATGGCAGGATTCTCCAAAACCGCATCGAGCGATTCAGCTTCGTTTGTTTTCGTCCAGCGCGTTTCCAATCCGGTGTCCTTACCTATAGGCGCGCCACTGCCATCCTTGCCCCATAACAAATAATCCGCAATTGTGGAGGCTTCAGAACTAGTCAAATCAGGAAACTGGACCAGATAAGTTTGAATAAATTGTGCTCGTTCAGCCGCAGTTTCTAAATCAAAATTAAGTTTAAGTCTATTCTGCATTTATGTGCCCTCCATAGTTTAAGTATAACACGGACGCGCGCAGAAGTCAAATTTTCGCGAGGACTTATACGTTAGTCATGAAAATTTGATAATTTTTTAAAATTCAGTTATAATTATTATAGTAAGTAAGTTAAACCTATATAAAAAAAGGAGGTAGTCAATGACAGATTACGTAAATCATCCTCCCCACTATGCGACAGGCAAGTATGAATCAATCGACGTAATGGTTGAAACGCAGGGCGCAGAGGCAGTTAAAAATTTCTGTATCTGTAATGCATTTAAGTACATTTACAGACACAAAAATAAAAATGGATTGGAAGATATAAAGAAAGCCATATGGTATTTGGAGAAGTTTGTAGAGTTGGAAGAGTTTTATGGACGGAGAAGTAAAGATTGAGTCAATAATAGAAGTTTACAATGGTAATGCAGATAAAGAAAATTGGCAATGTATTACTATCAAGCCGATTGAGGATGAACTACAGACGGAATGTGAGACTTGCAAGTACAACAAATTTAATGAAGCAATTGAAAAAGGAGGAAGAGTTAAGTGACTAGGAGACAAAGACTTGAAGCGGTTATAGCTGGGAATATTACGGAAGAGCTAATTGAAGACTGCAAGGCTGAATTGGCGAAGCTGGACGAACGTAGCGCGCGAGCGAATCAAGTGAGTAAGGAGAGTGCAAATTACGTCGAAAATAAGCGTTACGAGGAATTAATTTGTGAGGCGCTAACGGAGGAGCCAATTCAAATTGATGAGTTGGCGGAGAAAATTGGCTCAACGTTGACGCGTCAAAGGCTCACTGCTATTTGTACGAACCTTATACGAGAGGGGAAAATTAAAAGCTGCGATGTGAAGGTTAAAAATAAAGGTAAAAGAAAGGCCTACTACGTGTAGGTCTATTTTTTTATTTCGTGGATATTTTGTACCAGGACATAGGGTCTGACCGGAGAGTTAAAGGCCTCTAACCCATAAGCAAGCCGGGGTATATTTTAGGATTTTAATTCCTACCAGGGCGGTAGGTTTAAGTAACTGCTTTCGGAAAATCTAAAACCGTTTTAGGTACTACTTTTCTAAAAAAGAGAGGGCCATTGATAAAAACAGGGCCGGGATATTATGGTGTACTTTCACATGGGCATACCCCTCACAGGTCAAATTTTGCCCTCTGACGGTCAAAACTATTGAAATGGTATAATCTATCAATTGATTAAGTTTTGAGCGTCAGAGGGCAAATTTTAGCGTCAGAGAATAAAGCAATAAAAAAGTCCCTTATAAGGGACTTTATTGTTTCGACTTAGTCGATGCAGTACCAAGTTTCGAGTTCTTCAACGGTGAAACCGTATTTTTTTCCGAGTCTGTATGCTCTCTGATAAATTGCTTTGCTACGAGTATAGTCATATACTCTGTCTCCGACGGTTTCGATGAAACGTGTTTCTTCGTCTTCGGTCAGTGTATCGAGTACGTCTTCGACTCTATGATAGATTGCCATTTCTTCTGCTGTTGCTTCTCTGATAAGGTCGTTATACATTGTCTGTCTCCTCTCTGTGATGACCGCCTTGCGGTCTGTGTCTGTATCTGATGGTTAGATTGTACTCTCGTCGGTTGCATAAGTCAACTACCAATCTTGTACTTAATGAAGAACATATTGTTAACCATACCATCGGGATCCGTCAGAGGAAACGCCCGAGGGCGTGTATGAGAGTGCCTCTTCATCAGTGAACATATGAACATATGAACATATGTTAATGTATGTATGGTCGAACATATGTTTATATGTTCATATGTTCATATGTTCATATGGGATCCACTTGTTAAAAGTTTCACAAGCGAACATACATTCGGATTGTTAATAAATAAACAACAATCCGAACAAATATTCTTTAGGTTAACAAAAAGATTTTTAGGGAACAAAAAAGAACAAATATTCTTTTGGTCGCCTCAAATATTTTGAGATCCCTTGTTAAAAATATCACAAAGTCCAATCACAATTTTATGTGTTTGTCAATAGATTTTACTGATTTTGTGTTATTGATTTTATTAATAATACTCTGCTATTATTATTGATTTTTTCAATTGACAAAACATAGCCGTTGGGCTTATAATCTAACCATAGCAAGGAGGTACTAAAATGGAACTTAGAACTATGGTTGACAATTACAAGACTTTCGAAGCATGCGAGCGTCATTTTGACGGGTTCGCGCGTGATGGTTTCGTATGGGCATACGAGAGCGTGTTCAACGGCCTGGGCTGTGTGCTCGATAGAGCCGCTAAGAGCAAGGGCGGCGCTGTATCAATGCGCTTTAGACCTACAGCCGACGAGAAAAAGGCTATGATTAAGGCTGGTGCTTTCAAGGTCTGCACCATTGAACACTTCGAAGAAGTTCACGAAATGCTGACACCTGTATATGGTAGCAATAAAGGCCACGATTTTGAATATGTAATGGCTGAATACTTCGGACAGACTTGGGAAAAGGACACACTGAAGTGGTGGGAAGGTCCGGATATGATAGTGAACGGTATCACATATCAGCTCAAGTTTGAAAGAGCCACATTCACCACCGAGACTCAGCTGATAAGGGTAATCGAGGGTCTGCACTAGACCCTCGACCCTCGACCTTCGAGTCGAACTGATTATATCAAACGAAGTACAAGATAGAGCTTGACAATGCAAGCTATAAAGAGTATAATATAGACAAGCTAAGAGATTGAAAGGAGATAGAACAATGAAGGTATACGTAGTAAACATGATGGTAGATGATGAATATGGTTGCAGAGAAGCACAGGCAGTATATGCCTCAAGAGAAGATGCAGAAAAGTGGATAGCAGAAAATCAGGAATATGAGCATCCTTGGTTCTGCGAAGATGAAGAAGGAATTCCTCTTTATGAAATCGAAGAATTTGAACTTCAGTAAATAAGCCGAAAGGCTTATTTTTTTATTTCTTCATCAAACGTACGTTCGCGCCGGTCCGGGTTAAAATTGACCGGGCGCGACTTCGTTAATAATTTATTAACGAAATAAATACAAAGAAAAACAAAATAAAGTGTTGACAAATAATCAAATTCATACTATAATATAGATACAAGGTGAGGGAAGCAAGCCGAACCGAAGAGGGAGTTCTACACAGAACGGATAAGTCTTGCTGATAAAGTCCCACCACCGCAAGGGTCTCAGCGTTGCGGTATATAAGTGTGAACCAAATCCCGTAGCGGTTGGAATAGGCAAAACGGGCATACATCGCTGTAGAGGTACCGCAGAGGGCGCAAGCCCTCATTTTTATTCTTTCTAATTAAACATATGTTCGGTCGGCCCGGGCCGTGAGTGTATAAAAATACAAAGAAAAACATAAAAAGGTATTGCAATTGTTTTCTGCATCGACTATAATATAGACAGATAAAGAAAGAGAGGTAAAGACAAATGACAAAGATGGAAATGGTAAACAGAATGATAGTTCTCGGTATCATTAAGGAGAACGACCGCAATAGATGGATGCGTAAATGTAAATCCGATGTGATGAGATGGTACATTGTCACAGTGCCACGCAGACTTGAGTATCTTGGGAGGGCATAGAGATGTCAAAGAAGAAGAATATAACAGTAGGAACAATAAAGGGTATTGACATAGTAAGGCAGACTAAGCCAATACAGGATATACCTTTTAGAACAGGTGTTTATACAGATAAAAGAAAGAAAAGAGAAAAGGTAACTAAACGCAATATGGATAGATGGATGTAGGTGCGAACATACGTTCGCGCCGAGTCGCCCGGGCGCGCAAAGACGAACATACGTTCGTTCTTAATGTTCGTTTAGGTGGTTGACTTTCCTCTATATCTATTGTATAATGTGTATATCAAAAGAAAGGAGATAAAAACAATGCTTTGGATTATACTTATACTTTGGTTCATATTCGCTATTACTTGTGCAGTATTTGAGGAAAAAACCGAAAGAGGAATTTTTGGATTTTTACTTCTTCTTTCAATTCCTATTATGTTTTATATCCCTTTGTTCCTAAAATAGAACAAAAAATAATTTGACAAATTTTTAAAATTTTGCTATAATAATTATAGAAAGTAAAAGAAAGGAGAATTTGACAATGGCAATATCCCGAAAAGTAGAAAGAGAAATTTTAAGAAACGATTATCTTCAGAAAATTATTGATAATTTCTTGGAAAAAGATGAAGAAGTTTTGAGAGTAAAATCTAATGAGATTGCAATTCCCGTTGTAGGGTGCGAGGGCAACGAAGATTTCATCGTTGTAACCGTAAAAGTTCCAACGGGTGCAAACAAAGGCACAGAACCATATGACGGTTATGAAATGGCACAAGATTATGAAATGAAAGTTGCCGAAAAAGAACAGAAAAAAATTGAAGCCGAAAAAAAGAAAGCGGAAAAAATCCGAAAAGACAAAGAGATTAGAGAAAAAAAGAAAGTAATTTCCGAAAAAGGAGAATAGACGAAAAGACGACCGAAAGTTCGTCTTTTTTATTCCCAAAATTAAAACGAACATATGTTTGACATGGCCCGGGCGCACTTGTGAAAAAATTAACAACATAAATACAAAGAAAAACATAAAAAGGGGTTGACTTCCGATTATTCATAGTTTATAATTGTATTGTAATAAGAAAGGAGAAAACAAAATGAAGTGTGCTATTTGTAGAAGAGAAACTAGTTGGGATGAGTCTTTTGGATATGTAGATTTTATTGTATGCCCTAAATGTTTTGGCGAAATACATAAGAAATATGATATTGTCAAAACAATGGATATAATATTTATGCTTGGAGATATTGCTAAAAAACATAAAAAAACAAAATAAACTATTGACAAACTCTCAAAAGTAGTCTATAATATAGATACAAAGAAAGAAAGAGAGGAAAAACAAAATGACAATTTACTTCGATATGGACGGAACAATCGCTAATCTCTACGCAGTAGAAAATTGGCTCCCAAAACTCAGAAATGAAGATGCAAGCCCATACACAGACGCAGAACCACTTGTAAGACTTGCAACACTCGCAAGACTTCTTAACAAGGCACAGAGAAACGGACATAAAATCGGTATCGTTTCTTGGTTAGCAAAGAACGCAAGCGAAAGTTACGATATAAAAGTAACCAACGCTAAAATCGAATGGCTTAACAATCATCTGAAAAGCGTACACTTCGATGAAATTAAAATTGGAAAGTACGGAACACCAAAATCAACGATGGTTGACGATATAAACGGCATACTTTTCGATGATGAAGAACCAAACAGAAAAGAATGGAAAGGTACAGCGTTCGATGTGGATAACATTATCGAGATACTGAAAGAGATTGCATAAACAATCTCTTTTTTGTATATTTATACGCGCGGCCGGTCAATTGTTAAAAAAATAACTTTTAAATTATTTTTAAAAAAGTATTGACACATACATATATATTTGCTATACTTACATTGTCAAGAGATAGTAAATAAAAAAATGAAAGTGAGGTACACAATGAGAACAATTAGAGAACTGAAATATGATATGAGATATGTTAGAATGGCACTCAACGCAATTGAAAAGAATGGTTTCCTTGATAAAGAATTTACGGCTTCTGAACTTGGCGAAAAATGGTATGTTGCTTCCCATAATTCACAGCTTATGATGATGCTTGTGCGCAGAGGTATCGCAGAAATTGTTGGTACTGTTGACAGAACTTTTGAAAAAGAAATATGGCATCATAATAAATATGTAACGGCACAGATACCATATAAGGCAAATGTATACAAAATTGTACACGATGCAGAGTGGTATAAAAATGTACTTCTCAAGGTTGTTGCTAATGCAATTGCATAAGGGTGCGAACGAGTGTTCGCACTCGTTGGCCCGGGCGCGATTGTTAAAAAAATAACTAATGAAAAAAGTGTTGACAGATTATTAAATTTTTGCTATACTATAATTGTCAGAGGGAAAGGAAGAAACAGAAACAACGCGTGGACACAGAAACACCTTTCCCTTGACCTCGCGAGTATAAGCGAGAAAAACATAAAAAAACATAAAAAAGATATTGACACAAACTAAAAAGTGTGCTACAATATAATTGTCAAGAGGAATAGAAAAGAACAGAATAAAAAATTAAAAAAGTTCTAAAAAAGTCTTGACAAACCCAAACAAATCAGTTATAATAAAGACACAAGTTAAAGAGTTAAAAAAGAAAGGAAAATGTACTATGACACAGAGAGAATTCTACAACGCAGTTATCAACGGAACTATCACAGAGGATATGGTTACTTTCGCCACAGAAGCAATCGAGAAACTCGACGTGCGCAACGCCAAGAGGGCAGAGCGTCCAAGCAAGACACAGATTGCTAACGCACCAATAATCGAAGCAATTTCGAGAGTGCTTACAGATGAGCCAATGCTCGCAAGCAAGATTGCGGAACTCTGCGGAATTTCCGTAAACAAGGCTTCTGCACTCGCCAAGAAAGTCGAGGATGTAAAGGTTGTCGATGTAAAGGTTAAGGGAAAAGGAACGCAGAAAGGTTACTTTCTCGGTTAATACAAAAGGGTTTGTGGTTATCCCTTAAAACCACAACCTTATGGGGTAGGGCAAGGTGTCCACTATGAATATCCCTCCCAAGGGCATAGCGAACGAAGTTCGAATCTTCGTCTACTCCACCACTTTTATGAGTCATTGTTTTCACCTCCTTTCAGAAGAAACGGACGCAAGTCCGTTTTTTCGTACTCATAAATCGAACGTATGTTCGCGCGGGCCCGGGCACGACCGGGCGCGATTGTACGGATTTTAGTACATAAAAAAGTGTTGACAGAATTTAAAATTATTGTTATAATTAGGTATCAAAAGAAAGGAGTAATGGAAAGGAGTAATACAATGGAATTTATAATCGAACATAGACGCACTCATAAAATTATATATCGCTCATATTCTTTTTATAATACTTATATGAAATATAGTAATTTAAATTCAAAACATTATCGTATTGTTAAAGTTTATATTAGAAAGGAGAATTAAAAATGAATGGTGTTTATATAGTTTACCATACAGAAGATACAGGGATATTTTGGATATTTATAAATGAAAATGACGCCCAAACACTTTTAAAAGAACTCAACCAAAATAGTAATGAATATGATATGACTTATGAACATATTTTATAGAAAGGAGATAATAAAAAATGGTTAAATGTCCTAAATGTAACAGTACAGATTATTCCATCGAGGATATTATTGATGAAGATGCATATACCGAAACAGAAGAAATCAAAAAATCTATTGCAGTATGTGATTGTTGTGATTGTAGATTTTTAATCAATAGTTTTTTCAAATGGGAAAGAGACGAATTTATAAAGGAAATCGACTAACGAATTGACGCATATATTTTATGCGTCAAGTTCGCCCGGGTCGCCGATTGTTAAAAAATTAACTTTTTAAAAAGTTCTTGACTTTATAAATATGTTAGTTTATAATGTATATATCAAAGGAAAGGAGAAAATAAAAATGACACTTTATATAGTTATGGGCGTACTTGATAACGTTGTTATTCTTGGGGGTTCTCGTTCAAAAGTAATGGCAGAATTTCAAAGAGATGAAATTAATCGCAATGGTGGTATTGGTTATAATAATTCACAAGTATGGGTTGAAGAATATCAATTAGACGAAGATAATTATGTTGAGTTTGATTAAACTAAGCCGAACACTCGTTCGGTTTTGCCCGGGCCGCCTTGTTAAAAAATTAACACAATTGTTTCGATATAAAAACATAAAAAAGGGTTGACTTCCTAAAACAAATCCTTTATAATCATATTGTAATCAAGAGAAAGGAAAAAACAAAATGGAAAAGATACTCATAATAGATACGGAAACAACAAATTCACTCGATGACGCACTTGTATATGATTGCGGTTTTATAGTCGCAGACTACAATGGAACAATCTATTCCAAACATTCGTTCGTAAATGCAGATGTTTTCTGCGATAAAGAACTTATGGCTTCGGCATATTTTGCAGAGAAAATCCCAATATATTGGAAAGAAATAAAAAATGGTTCGAGAACTCTAACTTCTTTCAGAAACATAATGTGGACACTTCGCCATATAATGAAAGAAAACAACATCACAAAAGTTTATGCGTATAATTGCCGTTTTGATTATTGTTCACTCGCAACTACACAGAGATATATCACTTCCTCAAAGTATAGATATTTCTTCCCTTATGGCACAGAATTTCACGATATTCTCGCACTCTCTCGCAACGTATTGAAGAAAGATAAAACATATAGAGAGTTTTGCAAGTCTAATGGTTATCTGACACAGAACAACGCCAACAGATATACCACAGAAATAGTCGCTCGTTATTTCTTTGACAATGAATTTGTCGAAGAACATACGGCACTTTCAGATAGCGAAATTGAATACAAAATTTTGCTTGAGTGTGAAAAGTTAGACGGATTTAACTTCGAAACAAAGATGTGGTAATTTACCACGTCTTTGTTATCGTCAACCGCGGGCCGGTCCAAAGTTTGTGAAAAAAATAACTTTTAAAAAAGGTATTGACAAACAAAAGTAAATAAGTATAATTATATTAGATAAAGAAAGGAGAAAATAAATGGTTAGACATATTGAACTTACAATTGATTTCGATTTAACTTGTTGGGCAGAAAGTATGGAAGATTTTGAAAATGATGATATGGAAATGATTAACGAGTGCGTAGCAGACTATATCATACATGATGCAACAGATTTACTTGACCACTTAACAATAAAAAAGATATGGTATGAAGAAGAGGACGAATAGTCCTTTTTTTATTTACACGAAAACGAACATATGTTCGCACATTCGCGGCCGGTCCATACGAACATATGTTCGTGCGTGCCCGGGTCGCTTGTTAATAAATTAACAACAAACTTTTCTGGCCCGGGTCGCCGCGCGAGTTAGTCAAGACAAACTTTCCTAAATCTTGTACTTTTTAAAGAACTTGAATTATCTCAAAATATCAGTATAATTATATTGTAAGGAGGTAAGCCAATGAGACGCAACGCATACAAAAAAGAAACTTTTGAAGATAAATTTGCACGCCACTATTATTGTGAGCACGCACGCCTTAACTCTATCCGCAGTGATAAAAAAGAACAGCATAAAAAATTTCGCAGAGATTTTAAAAAATCGCTTGACAAGTATATCAACGAGTGATATAATTCTATTGTAAGATAAAGAGATAAAAGAAAGGTAGGTGTCTTATGGCAGTATCAAGAAAAGTAGAACGTGAGTTAATCAGAACTAACTTCCTCGAAAAGGTTTCGCAGTTTCTCTACGAAAGTGGCGAAGAAGTTTTACGAGTAAAGTCCAATGAAATCGCAATCCCTTGTGTTGGTTGCGAAGGTAACGAGGACTTCATCGTTATCAACTTCAAAGTGCCTACGGGTGCAAACAAGGGACTTGAGCCTTACGATGGTTACGCCATCGCAGAGGACTACGTCCACAACCTTGCGGAAAAGGAACGCAAGGCAAAAGAGAAAGCCGAAGAAAAGGAACGCAAGCGTAAGCGTGATGAGGAAATCAGACGCAAGCGTGCGGAAGTCCACGATAAGTAGTTATCGGTTGAGTGGGGTATATCCCCACTTTTTTTTGGATTATAAGTGGCAATAATAATGTTATCGTCAACCGCGCCCGGGCCGGTCCGGGATTTGCCCGGGCCGATTGTCAAATTTTTAACAAAGTCAAATTTCCACAGCGTGGGGTAGTTTGTTAATAAATTATTAACAATTAAACGTGTCTAACTCATACGTATTTCCGAACATACGTTCCGAACAAATGTTCGTCGTGGTCGTACGTCGACTGCGGCCGTGCGCTGTCAAATTTCGGCCGTAGGGAGCTGCGAAGGAGCTGCAGCTGGGCCGCGGCAGGGAGCTGCGGATGGCGCACGAAAAGGAGCTGCGACTTTCCAACGGACCGGGCCGCCTGGAAATTTGACTTTAAAAATCAAATTTTAAGGGAGCTGCACACGACACGAAATTTGAAAAATTTTGTCAAATTTTCTGCGCGCATTGTACAAGCTGCGACTTCGATTTCCCGTGCGTTCCCACAAATTGAAATTTGAAAAAGCTTCGAATTTCGGTTATAATATATATAGAAAGTGAAGAGAGAATGGACACTCTGAAAAAACGAGTAACGATAAAAAAAATGTAACTCCTTCACTTTCCCCGCGGGATTCAGAAATAAATAATTTGAAAAGTTTTAAAAATCCTGCTATAATAAATATAGAAAGTGAGAGAGAAAAGTAACTTCTCACTGAAAAGTAAATGTAACTGGCGTCGACTGCCTTAAGTCGAAGAAAGGCACAATAATGACAAAGAGAGAAATGTATGTAGCAATCGTTAACGGCACAATCACAGAGGAAATGCAGACACTCGCGGCTGAGCTTATCGAGAGTCTCGACGCATCCAACGCAAAGCGCAAGGAAAAGGCTGGCGAGAAGAGAGCGGAGAAGCTGGAAGCTGAGTCGAAGCTGGTAGACGCTATCGTTGAGTTCCTTGGTGACGAGTTCGTAACTGCATCTGACATCTGCGACCACTTCGAGGAAATCGGAACTCCGCAGAAGGCGACTGTTCTCGTTAAGAGAGCTGTTGAGGACGGAAGAGTCGTAACAGAGAAGATTAAGGGCGCAAAGGGCAAGGTAAACGGCTACAAGAGAGCATAGTATACGTTCAACGTATAAGAAAACAGGGGTA